ACATTTGCAATAGGCGGGGTTTCGTGGTTTAATGATGTTTTCGTTTTCATATAAAATTCTGTTTTTAAGTTGATAAATTCGTTTTCAAAAGTCCCGCCCATCGCAAATCTGCAAACCGTTACCGGCAACTGCTACTTGACGATTATATAAAAGGTTTCCCCCTCATTTGTATTATTTTTTAATCCAGACTTTTTTCCTTGTAACATATCTTTTTCTTTTTCTATCAAATATTTATTTGAAAAATTTGATTTTAAAACATCATTCAATGGGTAAACTCTACTACCAATATTTAAAACGAATCTGCAATCTTTTTTTAATGCGTTCATTGTTTTCTGAATCATTGGTAAATAAAATAAATCACACCATTGCTCAAAATTTTTATATCTATTATGCGAGTTAGTTTCTTCATTTCCATATTTTTCTGTGTCATAATAGGGGGGGCTTGTAAAAGCAAAGTCAAAATAACTATCTTTCAAAGTTGAATCTTCAAATGGCATATTTTGAATACTAAAATTAAAATTATTGTTTCTTTTCTTTATCCATTTACCTAATTTATTTAACCCATCGTATGTTTTTGTATAAGGCTCGAAACCATAATATTCTGAAACTACTGTACTAAAACCAATCATCCTTCCACCCCAACCAGCACAAGGGTCTAAAACTTTTGAATTTAATCCGTTGCAATATTTTAATGCTAAATCTCTCGAAATAATAGGGTGAATTTCATTCACATACTGAACGCCATTTATATTAAACGCCAATATTTGATATAACAATTCGCCATATCTACTTTTATAATTATCGCCTTTTTGTTTCCTTTCGTGCAAAATCATTCTCGATAAACCATTCAAAAAATTATAATCTTTCAACGCTTCAAAACAGCTTAATTTACTTTTACCTGCTTTTGTATCTAACCTATGTGGGTTAAACAAAAGACTTGTTTTTTGGCAACTACTTAATCCAAAGCACAATTGATGATATTCTAATGTTTCATAAAAATCATTTGTTATATAGTTTACCAACTGTTCAATAGTCAAACTTTCATTAAATATTAATGAAAGTTCTTTCTGCAAACTTTCCCTTTCGGGCTTATATTGCTCTTGTTTTTTTTCACCAAAAAGGTTTTCTATTTCTAAAATCATTTCCTTTAATTTGACCGCAGCAGCCGCTAACAAGTGCTATACAATATGGCGGCTGACGTGCTTCGATTAACCATTTATTTTAAATTCAACTTTGGTGCTTCATATTGGGCTTTCGTTCTGAAAGTCCGCCACATCGTATAGCACCGATACGTTAAAATGGTGCATTTTCTGTTACGAATAATTCAATTTCTTCTTTGTCTTCTTTGTAACCAGGTTCAAATCGCTTTGAAATAAATGAAAATGTCATATCAATTACTCCCAACTTGCCTACAATGTTTTGTCTCCTTATTTTCTTTGTGTGTAATTCGCAACAATCACTCTTTGGGTCAACATGGTGTTTTGGTCTATGGTAAGTCAATAGATTATCTAACTTGTTTACCCACATCGCACCACCAGCAATGTCATACCCGCCCGGTGCATCATAACCGCCTTCCTTGTTTTTCTGCAATTTATGAGGGTGTGCAACAATAACAAAAAAGACCTGATTTTCAAGTGCAAATCTACTGCAATCAGCTAAGAATATTTCTAAATATTTGTCATCACGCCCACCACTTAACCCATAATCATTAGCCATCTGATTGAACGGGTCAATTATTACGCCTCTCACTTTTTCTTTAATTATCAACTCTAAAAAACGGCTCTTAATGTATGTCGGTGTCGGGGCTATCTCCTTTGGGTAGATGTAAAAAAAATGTTCAGAAATAAACGAATAAGCATGAATAAACTCTGCTTCACTTTTTCTAAACCCGTTGGCAGGTGTCATATTATCTTCCAAAAATAATTCGCACATCATAAAAAACCACTCATCAGCCGGATAGTTTTCAGGTGAAAATACTGCCCACTTAGATCCGTCTAATTTTGACTTTTGAATCATTAACCAATTCATGAAAGTAGATTTACCGTAATTTCCTATTCCGGTTAAGCAAGTCACCTCTCCGGCTTTCCATTTGAAATTTACATCTATCCAATCAACACCTGTGCTTTCTGCAGACTGATACCCATTTATAAAAATATTGTAAGCGTCGTCAAAAACGTCACGCCCGTAAATCACGTCTTTGACCAAATTATCATTTAAGTCAATCTCCACAACTTCACGGCTCACTTTATCCACTAACCGCTCATTATCAAATTCGGCACTTGCAAACGTGTTGGATTTATACGCACTATTGACCGCTTGTTTCAATTCAGCTTCCCGAAAATCAGAATCGCCGTTTAAATAATTTGATATTAAAAATTGTTCGCATTCATTTTGCGGTATTCCAAACCGGCACGAAGCCGAAGCAAGTTTAAAAATAAAATGGTTCCGATTCCCAGACACAAAATTATCGAAATTCGATTCCATCCATTTGCGCAACTTATCAAACTTTTCAAAACTCGGTAAATCAATTCTTTGAGTAACTTCTTTCTGTTCTACTTTTTCAATATAAATTTTACCGTATTCTGTTGCGTTGTAGTTTATGTAAATGTCCGGATCATTCGATTCAAAACATACCCGTGCCGGATTTATGTTTGTTCTGTCAAGTTGCGGATAGTCTTTCAAAATTGCATTGTAATGTTCACGGTGCTTTGTTTTGTCTTTAATTCTTACCAATGCTTTCAACCCGTCACCAGAAGGAGATAAAAAACAAGCAACAACATAAGGCAGATTTGCAAGTTCATTTTTCCTGTTAATCAATTCAGTTAAACCCAATTTATCAAAGTCAAGCGTAATTAACCCTGAATGTTCTTTGATTAGATTATCTTTACGTTGCCCATTTTCAAAAGTGCCTGAGAAGCAAATTGAAGGTAATTTCTTTTTTAAAGCGTCCTTTTTTTCTTTATCTTGCTCTGAACGTATCTTTTGAATCAAGCTATACGAATTTCCGTTCTGAACCCTGGACAATGCTTTTTCAAGTGTTATCTCATACGATTCATTGCAAAATAAATCTTTGTAAATCGTTACCTTAACATTTTTCATAATTCAATTCTTAATCCGTTTGGATTATCTCGCATCAATTCCGCTTCCATGTATTCGATTTGTTCCTCTGTTTTGTCTTTTGTTAAGTCTTTTGGAAATGAGAAGTCAAAAGGGTCTGGATTCTCTTGCCTTTTGTGACACGCTCCCAAAAATTCTGAATTTGATTTAAAGTCTTTTCGTCTTAGCTTGGTGAATGGCTTTTTATTTGTTCCGACCGGTTGAGTTGGGTCAGTTTTTTGTTCTTGCGGTTGTTCACTTGGTCTGTTTTCGTCTTTAAACCAAACTGATTGAACTTTCTGTTTCCAATTTAAAACTTTCTTCCCACTTACATCCTTCCAATTCCCAGTTACGTAATAATTAAAAACTTTTTTAGCTAATTTTGAATCAAAACCATTTTCTAAAAAATATGCTGTCATCTCTTCAAGAGTTGGGTATTTTGTTTTTTCTTTCAATTCTTGCAATATCCACTTTTCTAAATTTTTAGAAATTAAATCTATATTATTGTTTATTAGTTCTATGTTTAATAGTTCTATGTTTAATAGTTTATTTATAGTGTCATTGCTTTGTATAGTGCTTTGCTCATGCTTTGTATAGTGCTTTGCTTGTGCTTTGTAAAGTGCTTTGTATAGTGCTTTGTCATTTTTTGACAAGGCAATTATGTTTGAAGAGTATTGATTTTTGCTTTTTTCTATCAATTTAAAGAACCCAAAACTAACAATATCATTAAAAACCTTAATATAAGTATGCGTAGATTTTACACCAATTGCTTCCTTTGTCATCTCAGTAGGTAATCCAAATTTAGGCTTCCACCCAAGTCTATTGCAATGCTCAATAGCAAAAAAATACAAAGCCGTATGTGTTGGAGTTATCTTTTCTGGGTTCTCGTAACAGAAATCAAACCAATCTCTTGAAAGATCATAACCAGTTAATTTACTCATAAATAATAATATGAATGGTGATCAAATGAAATGCCATCAAAATCATATTTATAAGTATAAAAATCAACACTGCTTATCTTATTCATTGGGTTGAATTCATATATACTTCCAAAACAGTCTGGAATAAAAATAAAGTTACCACTCGTATCTATTTCGCTCCCAATTAAAGCAATAGAGAAATCACATATTAACCCTCTACGCTCTAAAAATAACGTTAACCCCTTTATATATCCAACTGCTTGTAAGAATGCTGATATACCAATTCTGTCTTTTTTTAATTCAAAAACAGTAAAATGAAGGTATTTTTTAGGGTCTACTGGTGAATCAACCCTTTTAACTGTTACTAAATCTGCAATTCCAAACTTTGGGATTGATACTTGTCTTAAAACATGACCGTCAATCCATAAACCTTTTTCACGCAATTTGTTGTTTGGAGTTTCATAAATAATTCTTTCCAAATCTTTCTCTAAAAATTTCATACTATTCCAGTATTTAAATAAAAAAGCCCGGAGGTCGAGAGTTGCACCGGGCTTATAAGGTTAATAAATTTTAACCAAACAAATATCTTTTGCTCTCGACTTCAATAGATATTTATACAAAGATACAACTTTTTCACAAATATTGTGAATTATATGCAATAGTTTTATCAATTTCTATTTGATTTTTTAAATATTCTTCAGGTGTCGGTAAATAACAGCCTTGTTTTGCTGACCAATCACGCAACCAATCAATGAACTCGGTTAACTCGACCGTGTTTAAATCCCTTGTACGCTTTAAAAAAACGTTACTATTCTTCGTGTATCGCATAAACCAGCATTCACGCTTAATTAATGTCTTTGCTTCTTCTATTGTGTAACCGTATTCAATAGCGTAAAGAGTGATAATAACGTGCAAATAAGAATTTTGTTTAATTGTGCGCTTCTTTGATTTGGCTTTCAGTTCAATTACTGCCTGACTTTCTTTTAGCTTAGTAAAGTTTAGCGTTGCCTTTTGCAAGTCATCGTATTTTGCAAGGTCGTAAATCATGTTTCTTTATTGTTAATTAAAAGTTCGTATATAACATTGTTATAAACAAGTGGCTTTGAAGAACTCGCATCTCCTATTGCTTTCGTAATATGTGGTCTAATCTGCTCGTCAACAGACATCACCAAAGCCACCAGATTTATAACATGGTGTATATTCAATTGCTTCAACTGGTTTCCCATCTTTTGCAGGTCTTTACACTATCTCAGATTTTCGCCCTACTCATAGTTTATTGCTCCGCAACTGAAATATACACCAATACCGTTAGCAGTAATCATAAGGGAAATCCGTTAAATCCCAATCTTTAATTAAAGCTCTCATTAGTTTTGCTAAATCAAATTGGTTTGTAATTAAAAATGAATGATTTTTTAATTCAACTTTCCATCTATTTGTTGCATAATATGGTTTATAAATCATAATTAACCATCCGTCACCCCTTATCCAAAAATCATTTTTTGTTTTATGAAATCCATATAATTTTAAATATTTTTCCATTTTTAAGTTATTTATTGAGTTAATATTCAGGTTTTTATCTCCACAGGGGGAAACTAATTTCCCCCTGTGGAATTTAGTGAGATATGTTGTGCGTCATTGCCGTTTTGTTCTTCGTTTGGCATATCTTTATTTATTGAAAGTTTAAAGATCATAATTAAAATTGTTTATTGTTAAGTAAAAGTTCAACGTACTTATCCCGTATTTTTACCGCTTCTTCAACACGCTCTAAAATTAAGTCTTGCTTTTCTTTGTCTGCCTTTACTATAATTTCATGAAAGATAACTTCATCATTTCGTATGCCATAATTAAAAAAATGACAACGTGTTGAATTGGTCACAAGCATCTCACATTGCATCTGCCAAATATATTGCGTATCGATTGGCTTACCTGCAATTAACCCCAGTATTTTTTTGTTGTCTGGGCATTTAATCTCTAAACATCCGTCATCTGAAGTTAAGCCGTCCGGAGATGCACCCAAATTGTCACCTTTTACAAAGAATCCGCATTTTTCAACTTCAAAAAATTGACGTTCTGCAAAGAACTCAAAAGCTAATGGTTCTAAGTCTATGCCTCGTTGCATGGCATACGATGTAAAGCCTTCGTCTTTGTCACGCCCAAACACAATGTCAAATGCTTTTTCTAAAGCATACGTGTTGCCCGTTTCTCCAAGTCCTTTTGCCCCCATTAATTTGTGAATTTCGGACCCGGTAAATCGACCGGATCTAAGTTCGTGCCATTGTTCAGTTCTTTGCATATTCCAAATATTTTGCCTTCATATCCGCTGTTAAAGTATATTTTTTTTCGATTTGTTCGATAGTGGCATTCGCAACCTTTGCTTTTTCAAACATTTGATCGGTGAAGTATGGCTTTTCAGCTTGTTTAGTTTGCTTTGTTACTTCAAAGTCCAGGTTTGAATCTGTAATACCAAATGCAGACATTTTCAAATAACGCTCGGTGTAAGTCACGCAACCTCCTAACTGCTGGGCGATGTTTGTGGCTTTAATTTCAGGTATTGCGGTTGCCATTTCAAACGTTAAATTTTCGTCTGAATCGCAATCAAAAACGGTTAATTGTCCGGTAACACCTAAATTGTTCCTGATTAAATCGAACTTTGTCAGTAACCCGTTGGATTCGCAAACGGTCTGTACAAGGTGTTCAATTTGAGAAGGAGTGAAGTAGTCATAATTTGAATACGTGTTACGCCCTTCTTTTTTCAGCTTAGTAGCCTTAATTTCGGCTTTAGCTTTTGCAAGTTTTTTAATTAGTATCATTGATTATATATTTAGTAATTCTTTAATAAGTGATTCTGTTTGTTGTGCGTTGTATGTGTCGAACTCCTGAGTTACTGCAAAATATTGACCCTTAATCCATGATATTATTATACCTTGAATTGAGCAGGTCAAGAAAATTGCTATACCGGTAGTCTTAAATTCACCGTCACCTTTTAGATTTAGCGCAATATCGTAATTATCCCCAAACCGTATTAGTTCTGATTCTAAATCAGATGCTAAAATTTTAGGCATTATATCCATTAGTAATTCCTTTGTAATGGGTGTTCTGAAATAAGAGAAAACCATAAACCGTTGCACTTGTATTCACTCCCATTTATTTCTTGCAGTTTACCATAAATTACGGGATGCTCTTTGTCAAATGGCTCATAATTTGAGAAGTAATAATATTGCCCTATGTGATAAGGCTGTGTTAAAGAATCTTTGATTGTCTTTAGGTCAGCAATAGCCTTTTCTAAAATCTCGATTGTTTTTTTCATATTCTGTTTTAATTTTATTCAAAAGTACATAAAATTTAATTAGCAGTCAAATACTATTTATCTATTCAATCTAAAATAATATAGCTTTTCTCTATCAATGCCACGAGATCGCAGAAACTTGTAAACTGATGGCAATGGCACACCTATATTAGACGCTATTTCTTTAATAGGCTTGTCTAAGTTTGATAAGATATAGTCCTCCTTGTCCATGGTTATCTTACAACGTTTATCTAATATGTTGTTGTCAAATACAGTTTTTACAGTTGTTTGAGATATTACCAACTTTTTGGCTATCCGTTTCCGTGACCATGTTGGATTATCTTGGTAGGCTTTAAGGATATTGATTATGTCATTTACTTGGATCATTTCTCGTTAAATAATTCTATTTCAAATTGTCTGCTCTTGCGAAGGTTCGCAGATTTAACCTTTTTGCCATTATTGTTAAAGTAACATATCTCAATCCAATCTTGAAAGTTAGTTTTACCTTGCTTTATCGACTGCCATAACCTCATTTTTTTGAGTTTAGCGAATCCAATATTGTAAACTAAAGACGTAACCGCTAACTTCTGATTACGTGTCAGTATCGGGGCTTCATTGCCTACTTTATTATAAATACTATCAATACGATTTTGGAGCAATTTAAGCGCATCTAAGCGGGTTTTAACAGTCTTGTGATACTTATCACCATGACCGCTCTTAACGGTGTAGCCTTCACGCCTTATAATCTCGTTAATGGTTGCCGGATAATAATCAGGATCGGAGTTTAAAACGGGCGCATCATTTCGACACGCCCATAAAAATAGAAAACCAAAAATCAATCTCATACAATTATATTTTTAATATTATCTAAAAATTGTTAAATAACTTTATTTCAGATCCACCGGTAAACCCAACATTTGAAATATACCATCCTTTGCCATAACCATTTTTAATGCCACCTGCATAATTTGAGTTGTTGCAATAGAAAAACTTTACATTTCCTGCTTTTATACTTTCATTATGAGTATTGCCGTATTTGTCAATAATTATATTTTTACGTATATTCTTTTTTGCTTCAGATATAGTTAATCCTGTTTGCTTTTTAAAAAAAGAAATTATTTCTCTCTTAAAAACTTCTGAACTTACTTTCATAATATTTTTTTTATTGTGTTAATTAATATGATTCAAAGATACAGTCTTTATCAATATTTGTCAAGTTTTTTTATAAAAAAATATTAATTATAGATAAATTCAATAGTGTAAAAAAAACAATAGCTTTTGTATATAAAAAAACCCCGATTACTCAGGGTTCTAAATTATCTTAAAAAAGCACTTTGGTTTGTGGTCTTTCGACCGGATTAAAAAATATTGTTATATAAAAGTTCGTATATACAATTGTTAGCGGTCAGCTTAAAGACAACATCTCTCCAGTTAACGAATAATGTAAATTTTGCAATTCGTGAACATATTTTATTTTTGTTACAAATTGCCTATTTAACATATATGTCATTTGGTGTTTTACAAAATCATCGCCATCTAAACCAACTCTTACTTTGTGTTTAGAGTTTTCAATTTTATCAAATCCTAGCTTTTCCAGCCACTCTGAATTTAAAAAAATAGGCGAATGAACAAGGTTAAATCCTTTCGGGTCTTCGGTAAGCCATTTAAGGTCTTGCCAGTCAATTACAGTAGGCAAAATTTCTCCTTCTGAGGTATCGTAATTTAAAATGTTTCCGCACTTCAAATCGTGGATTGAAAAAGCCGAACCGCTAACAGCAGTTTGGCAAGATGCGGGGTTGTTTCTTCGTTTGACATATTCGTGTTTATTAAAAATTTGTACTTCGTTTGTGGCTTAGTGGGTTAAAGTCCCGCACCTCGCCAAGCTGCGGAACGTTATACAAAAATCATTGATTCCATTTATGGCTCTTTGACTTGCAATATCCAACACATTGGTAGTACTTACCTTTTTTCAGCATTGTATGACTGCCAACATTTACGATTGAAGTACGTTGGCATGATGCCATAATGATAAGGCAAAGTATAACGCTAATTAATCTTGATACTCGCATAATATTTGTCTGATTTAATGTTACTGCCTAAACGATAGCCGACTACTTTTAAAACTACACTTGTTCCACTCAGCACATTTACTTTTATATTCATCTCTGTTGACGTATCAACTCCGCAACCATCACACCGGATAAACTCCCACTCGTAAGTATAATACGTTTCAAATCCACCGGTAGGCATTGGATTAATAGCATTAAGGCAATAAGTACCGTCTTTACAATATTGAACGTCAATTTTTGGCGGTGTATCAAAGAAGTTCTGATCAATGTAATCACGGGTTTCAATTTTGCCAGGTGTTTTAATCGGTTCTAAGATAGCCTCTTTTGTACATGACGCTAAAATTAACGCTAAAATAATAAATTTGTTCATGATCGTAAAATTTAATTGTGATTAAAAATTACGGTTTTTGGTTATTTTTCAAGTTAATAATAATTCAAAGATATAAATTTATATTAACTTTGTCAAGTATTTAAGCAATTATTTTTAAAAAAAAGTAAATCAAAGCACTTTATCGCCCAAAATTCTCAAATTCTTTACATGGAACTCATTATTTTCGCCTGTAACTCTCATGAATCCGTGATTCCATTTATTTATAGGTAGATACTCCGGCGAAAGCCCACAAAGACACCCGATTGACCACGTTGTTATCATTCGCCCCCTCATTGTGGGTTGTGTATGTTCTGAAGTTTGATGGTGATGCGCCCCTACTACACACTCCCCCCCTCTTAAAAATAAACCTCTCGCTATGTTTACAGGTGAAAATACCGATTGCCCGAACTCATGTCCGTGAACAATTGACAATCCGCAAAAGTCCATTATTTGCATAGATGCCACAAACTCAATATCAATATTCGGGCATCTTTTGCGAACTATTTTTTCTAAGTCTATTTCTTTTATTTCCTGCAAGTCTGCTAACTGGCTAATCTCTGGTAATTTCTGCCAAATATAATGTTCTAATCTGGCATCGTGATTCCCTATTTTGAAAACAATCTTACACTTCAAAGCGTCTGCAAGAATATTAAGCATTTGACAACCTATTTCTATTTCTTGAGCCATGTCCATTTTGCGAGGGTCTTTCATGAACCTTGATCCACCATAAAAATCAAACCAATCCCCATTTATCAAAAGTGTATCAATCGGGTTTTTTAGAAAGTAATTTATCATCGTTGTCAATGCCTGGACTGAATGAAATGGGCAATGAACGTCTGAAATTATACCTAAATTACCATCTCTCAATAAAAACGGCTCATAAGGTATCAAATCTGATTCAGGCAGACTAAATGGATTTTTTGCCCGTTCTTCGTCAATACAGAACTCCGTATCTTGAACATGTTTTTTATTCTTCTTGCCAACCTTACCCTCTATGTAACGAAGCGCCCAACGCGCATCCTCATAATCTTTAAATGCCAAAGGATATTTGTCGTAGATGATTCTTGCCAGTTGGCGTGTAGGCATAGATTTACCGTACTTGAGCCTAAACTCACGAGCAATGTCTGATTTAGTCATGATAATTTTTTAGGAGTTGAAAAGATCCGTTTCTTTAATTCTTCGGTTCTTGAGTTCGGGTTGTTTTACCCACTTGATAAACTCTTTTGAAGCGCCTAAATAGTCGCTTTTGTTCAATTTTTTTAGAAGTGTACTATTTTTAAATGCCTTAATCCCTACGTTGTAAGTGAACGACACCAAAGCATTAAATTGATTTTGTGTCAATGCTACTTTTACAAGCATATTTACTGCATTCTCAAATTTAGCAACGTGGAATCGTAGCAATTGTTCTGCCCGATCTAAGGTTATCATATCGCCTTTCTTGACCGGCACATAATTTTCATAAAAGGTTGCGCCATATCCAATTGTCCAAACACCTACTGTATCTTTATAAGCGATAAGGCGCAAACCCTCGCATGACTTCAAATGTTCAATGCCTTTTTTGTCTAAGGTCATTATTTCTTAAATATACCTGTAATCTTATCCCATGTGATTGCACGTAAAACAATACCGATAGCAGACAGCACCGGAACTGTTGGTGATGTCCAGTCAAGTTTTGCAAGTGCATCAATTGCGTCTTGTGGCAACAACTTAAAGTAAGTTAATAGCCATGAAATAAGCGCAACCGAAAACACAATAACAGTCTTAGACTGTACAAATGTTTTGCCGTTTGGATTTTGGTCTGCAAAGTCAGGCGTTGCGGTAATTTTGTAATTTTTTTCAACTTCGTTACTCATTAGAATTCATTTTTTTTGTGATATAATCTTTTGTCATGTCCAGAATGTGCGTCCATAAAACTGCTGAAACTGCCACGCCTGAAATTGCTAAATCATTACTGATATTCGTGTATTCAGTGATAACATTAAAAACAGAAAATCCGATAATTATTGCGCCTATCAATTCAGTCACCCATCTACGCCAGGACAATTTTCCCGACCTTAGAACCTTTAAAACTCCACCCAAAATAGATGCACCCACCACACTTAAAAAATCTGTTTTCTCCATTCTCTTTCATTTTTTTCGGCTTTGGTTATACAAAGATAAGACTATTTAAAAATAAATATCAGATTGTCATCATCGTAAGCATCGACAGGAGTAATTACACCCGTTGTTGCTAACGTGTATTTCGTTACAGGTTGCAAAATGCCATTTCTGTAAACAGACATATTAAGCGGATAATGACACGGATAAGACAACTCTAATCCTTCATTTGTGATCTTTCCGTCAAGGTCATAAGTTGCGCCAGTTACGGCAGTTATCTCATAAACATACGTATTAAGGCTTACCCAAATGCCCCCAACTTTGACCTGCTCCACCCCGCACAAATTGCGGTTAAAGTCCTCCTTAACTATATCAATAGTGCTTAATAATATGTCGTCTCTATTTATCATTAAAATGCGCTTTGTCTGCTTATTGCTATTATATTTAAATATCCGCTCTTAATAGTTGCTGAACGTGTATAATCAGGTTTTAATGTAATGTCTATTTCGTCACCCGGATAAATATACAAAAGCCTTGATATTTCTCCAGAAATAATGGCAGGTACATTTGAACCCGAAACCTTCGGCAAGTTACCAATTTTAGTTACCTTAACTTCTGAATTATTGCGCCTTATTTTTAGCGTAGTCACGTCCGGTTGTGGTGAACTATTTGCGTATTGAAATTGCACTCCGGCATCTATTTTGAAATATAACGCCCTTGATCCGTTATATTTAAGTTTACCTGTTGATTTTGTGTAAGACCAAAGATATGCAAACCCTTCATCAAATCTTACAACTGAATCGACACCAGAAACAAGAGATAACGTAAAGTCAGCATCGCCCAAAGTCTCCGCAAAAGGGTCGTAATAAAACTCTTTGATCGAAACTTTTTTATTAGTATTGGTTGTTGAATCGAACACCGGTATATACATGAGTGTATCTGGGAATGCGTCAACCGTTAATTTTTTATAATCAAATCCAACTGAATCAGAAACGACAATAATACCGAGCCTATCCGGCTTCTTTGCTTCTTTAACCGAACTTGAAGCCGTTGAAGTAATTGTAATAGTATCGACCGTTTCAGATAATGTTATTCCTGAACCTGCCTTTAAGGTTACTGCACTTGACCCCGAAGTATTGGAAGTTATTACAGACGTTGAAGCCGTGCCGGGCAATACAGACAATTCCCCCTCGTTGGTTATCGTTGAATCTTTGAGTTGTACAAAGTTTGACGCACCGGTTAACTGTGTAAGTTTAAGCGTACCACCGCCTGATAACAAAGAAAGCTGTTGACTATCTGTATTAGGTTTTGAGTTAGTTATTGTTAAAGTGTTTGTGCCACCGTATGCAAGTGTAATTCCGTTCCCCTCATTTAGCCCTATACTTGCACTTGTTGACGTATTAGAGTTAATATAAGCTACGCCTCCCGAAGGGGCTGTTAAAGTAAGTTTACCTTCATTTGTGATACTTGAATCTCTCAACTGAACGAAATTTGATACCGTGCCTAACTGTGTTAGTTTAAGCGTACCACCACCGGATAATAAAGAAAGTGTTTGATTGTCCGTATTTGTAGCACCGCCACCACCACCGCTCAATAATGTAGATTTTTTAGTTGCAAACCAAAACGGTTTACCTGTCACAGTATCGGCACACATCACAAAAATAGAAT